TCACCTAGTGGAAAATAAATTAAGTCTCCCTCTTTTGGTCTTGTAGAGAGTTTGACATTAGATTCATTTTTCATTAGAGGAGATATGTATGTCTCAAATCTTTCCCTTGATATGATTAATGTTACTTCGTTAGTTGCTTGTATACCAAACTTTGATAGTGTTGATGGCATATCATCATAACCATCGAAGTTATCAATGTATGCTTCTATAGGATATGCATCATCAAATTTTGATTGAACTACTTCCTTTAATATTGATTTCTCAGTTAGATATTTTCTTGGCATGTAGTGTATTTCTACACCGTACATTTTCAACTGCTCGTTAATCAAAGACTGAACGAGACTTTTTTCACCAGAGGAGCCTTGTTGAAAAAACGGATTTAGTGCCATTATATTAACCTATAAAGTCAAGAGGTGGTATCTCGTAAGTGTTAGACATTTGCTCTCTAATAATTGCTATATCATTCATTGCATCATCATAGATTTGTCTACCATTTAATTCGACTCCACCAGGTAATTTAACTCCTTGGAATTTTATTAAGTTTTGACCCCACTGTTTTTTAAGATGTGCGGTAAAATATCTTTTTAAGAATGAATCATTAAAAACTCTAGCATAATCATTAGGATCTAATGTTCTGTAACAATCAATCACAAGAAACTCTCCATCAGTAATACTAGACCAATCAATATCAAGATATAATCTATCTTGCCTTTTATTAAATCTAATTTGTTTCTGTGTCGTTAATAAAAAGTTTATATCCTCAAGATATGTTTTTGTCATTGCATATGACAAAAGTTCGGTTGATCCATAATAATATATGTCGTTTAAAAATAATTGATATTTTAAACTAAACATACCACTTGACATTCTATTAGATCCATCAAAATGAAAGACCTTTGTAATACCGAGAATATCTGGTGGAACTTGTAAATAATTTGATGTTTCATTAAAACTAAATGAAACTGACTGACCATCGATTGTTGATGTTGCTGTTTGCGTAGTGATACCTACATTATCTGTGTTTCCATCTCTAGATCTTCCTCTTTTTATGTCATCTTCAGTGATCTTATATTTTAAAAATGTTGGGTATACTCCATCAAAATGACGTTCTTGAAAGTATTGAATTGCATCATCCAATATATCCTCAACTTGCTCATCTGCAACGTTGATTTCCAATACGGGTGCACCTAACTGCCTTTTAGCATAAGTGATTAGTTCTGATCGGGTGGATGGTTGGGCCATTTATACTATACCTCTATCCATATTTATAGTGCGGAGATTGACGATATGCCAGGTTGAACAAGAATGTTACCATCGACTAGTCTGTAAAAGGTATTTCCAGAACTGACAATAACATCATACACATATCTACCCTCTTCTAAAAGTTTAGTTTGTGTTCCACCAAGAGATATACGAATCTTTCCATCAAGAGCACTTGTGAAACCAACAGCAAAGGTCGCTGCAGGAAAAGCAGTCGATCCTATTGAAACACTCTTAGTCATCTGAGATGACCCAGAATATCCTTCAAGACTGAATGCAGTATTTGAAGTTCCTACAACCTCAAAGTTACCTTCAAAATTAGCACCCCCAAGCATAGAAAAATTAGCTGCATATGCAGCACCTGCTTCTGGATCAAAAGTAATTTTTTTAGTTGCCATTTACTAACTCCTTTAGTAGAGACTTAATCTCACTCATTTCACTTTTTAAATTAGCAAGATCATCTTCGATAGTCAAAGATTTATCTTTTTCACGTTTACGTTGTTGACGACGATTAATATATTGTTGATAGGCACTTGAATTAGTGTTAATTATTTGATCCGTATTTGGATCTCTAACCAAATCTGTATTACCTTCAACTGGGATATAATTTGACATTATGCTAAAGTGATAACTCTTAAATTAGAAACTCTAGGAACATAAGTTTGATTTGTTGATGTTATAACAAATTTTATTCTGTAGTGTTTGAATGGTGGTAGATCTTCCATATTAAATTCATACTCTCTAAATGTTAATTCACTACTCTTAAATCCTGCTGCGTCAGATGCAGGAATAAATCTGTCTTGTCTACCATCACTCTCTTCAGCACTGATTACTAAACCTTGATCATTTAAGTTTTTATAGCCAGGGAATGGTTCAAATATTGGATCAAAGTTAGGTGAATTACTAATTGCATAAAATGCTCTTATATCAGAGTATTCATTAATATGAGCATCAAGTAACATTTTAATTGACGCTGCAGAGTTTGCTAAAGTATTTTCTCTAGAAACATATTGACATGCATTAGGATCATCAAATAATGTATTAACTCTAGCATCCTCTTTATAGTTTGTAATAGGAGCATCAACTCTATTAGAAACTAAAACCGCACTCATTCGCTGTAAATCTATAACAGGAGATATGTTTGGATTACTTGTTTCTAATGTAAGTGTCATGTTAAATGATCTATCACCAGGTAAACTTTGAGTAACTGTGTTATTAGTTTCATTTATTCTAGATGCTATCATTCGAGGAGAACTTAGATAATTTGATTTATTTAAAGTTACAGTTTCGCTTCCTTTATCTAAGAATGGAACATCAGTTCCTTGACCCATTCCATTACCAAGACTTGCTGCAGATATTGTTTTCATAGCAGCAGATAATGAAGTACCAGGAACAGTTACATTTGCAATTTGTGGTGCAATTATTTGGAAAGGAATATTCTGTGTTGCATGAGTATCATATCCACCAGTCGATTTGGTGTCATTAAAGAATAGTTTAGGATTACTTGCAGCACTTCCATCACTTGATCTATTAGGAAGAGTAAATGGTAATCCAGTTTGAGCAGAAGTTAAATCACTTGTATCAATTTTTACAGTATAACTATCAAATGTAATTGGATTAGGATCTCTATCAGTAATTTCATTTAGTAAATGAGTTCTATTAATTCTTGCTAAAGATACACTACCCAATTCATACTTACGAACAGGAGTTCCTTTAATATATCCTTTTGCATTATTTCCCCTTGTTATACCTGTGATTGACCCACCAGAAGCACCTGTATATTTAATTACTTCATCACCTATTTGCAGTAAGCCTGGGTTTGTTGCTCCAACAGCAACATTTTCATATGTTGTGAAGTTATCAGTGCTAACAACAGATATCGTTGAAGTAGAACTTGAACCATATGGCAATGATAATTTTGTTGGAATAACATCAGATTCAACATCAGAAAGTGTCACTCTATTTTGTTCATGATGCATACCATGATTTCTATGATCAACAGTAAAATGTAAACCATCACTTACTTCAGTAATTTTTTCCAATCTACAACTTGCAACTCCTGAAGTTGCATGTGTATTTAATGATGTTGTTATACCATTAATTGGATGTGTGAATGTCATTGTTCCATTCAAGGCAAAATCTCCTTGAACATTATCTAATATTAATTCATCAGTTCTACCAATAGAAACGATAGACATTCTTGCATTTCTACCAACAGCATTATTTCCAATCGTTCCTATACCAAGAACATCACCTTGTTGGAATCCACTACCAGAAGTTATAACTCTTGCTGATGAAATTCCACCATCAGTAACTACCACATCAGCAGTCATGAAGTCTCCACCAGCCGTTATATTAGTAAGAGCAACACCAACAAATAAAGCACTTCCAGATGCAGGAGTATATCCTAAACCAGCATTAACTATACCCATACTTCCTGTTCCCACACCAGCACTACCTACAAAATTACCAGAGGCATTTGATGCGGATGTAAAGGTGTTAGTTCCATCAGTTACAGTTAATTGATTAATAGTATTTCCTAAAGTGAGAACAGTGTCTGTTAATGGTGTTCCAATACCTAATCTAACTCGTTTTGAATTTATATTAATTGAATTAGGCATCAATTTCGCAACTTGTTGATTACCTTCAGATAGTATCGGGCTATATACTTCCATTGTTCCACTTGTTTCAAACACAGCTTTATTAAGAACAAATTTAAGATCTTCCCACTGACTTGGTTCCCATGTAGAAGCATTCTGTGATTTAAATAGTGATCCTAGATATGGTTGTTGAGATATAAATTCATCAGTCAATAAATCGGATTCACCAATTCTTGAAATGAATACTTTATACTTAGTTGACCATGATGCTAAACATATTGCATATTCTGTATTATCACCTTCAAGATAAACAGGAGATTCAAATGTAAATCTAGTTGCAACAGTTCCGTTTGTAGAAACATTAATTTGATCAGGAGCTTTTATTATTTCAGAGAATGGTAGGATCTTTTGTGTTGGAGTTCCACCTTCCATTGTACGAATTTGGAATGTCATAGGTATATCCATGTCATCCTTAGTCTGGAAATATATGTCACAACTAGTAAGGAATATACCACCACTATCAGTAACTTGGAAAGATTGTGCTAGTGGATCATACCAACGATCTTGTCTTCCAGTTTCATTATCAGAAGAACTAATAGCCTCTGTTTTCATAACAGTAGAACCTGTCAATGTTCTAGTGGTTCTTTCTTGAGCAGTAGGTTTAGTTTGAATAATAGCATTTCGAGTAGAAATAATATTCTCTTGAACTGTTTCTAATGTTCCAGCAGCAGTATAAGTATCCTCACCAAATGTATCTGTATTTTCCTGATCATTAGTAGTGTTGTCGATAACAGTAAATGTCTTAGTTCCAGTATCAAATCTAGGATGATTACCTGTATTTGGATTTGGAATATAGAAACTACCAATTAAGTTAGCTCCAAGATCAGATATAAATCTTCTTTGCGTAATAGTTGCAGTAGCACCACTACTAGCACCTCTAAGTTCCATATTGAGAGCACTGTACCCAAAGAAATCTCCTTGTGCTTGATCACTTAATGATTTTGTATCAATATTTAAAATAGTAGATGTAGCAGAATATGTTGCTGGCATATTTGTAGCACCACCACTAGCTGATGCAAGTTGAACTGTGCCTGGTGTTCCTAAGAATGTCTCAAGACCAGTTGCACCAACTTGAGAAATATATGGATTTTTAGCAAACACTTCAGATGGAGCATTATATGGCCCTGCTCTATGATTTGCTTGTGCAACTCTAAATCTAAGGGCAGGAACATCTGTTCCTTCTGCAGGAAGACCAGATCCTGGCATTGTTCCAATAACTGTTTCTCCAACTTGGAAAGTTCCTGAAGTCATTGTAATTTCAGTCAACTTAGGAGTAGAATATTTGTGTACTTTAACACCATCAAAGAAAGGATATAATTCTGTTAATGGTTTACATTTAGTTACTCTAAATTCTATATTTCTTGAACGCATTGTCATGATAACATCACGACTTACAACTCTATCACCTAGAGACTCTTTATCAAATTGTTCTGTTATAACCTTTCTAGTTCCACTTCGAGTTTGGTGATCAACTCTAAATGTATCGCGAATAGTGTCTTGTAATGTTGTAGTAGTTGTAGTAGTAACATCTTGTGAGTGGTTAACACCAGATCCACCATTAATCCAACCTGCTTTGATAATTTCTTCCTCAGTTGTTGTGCTTGTTTCAGTTCTATTAACTCTACGTTCTGAAAAGTCTTGACCACTCCAGTTAGTTTCCCATGAATTCCATTGTATTGGAGCCATTCCAGTTTGTGGATCAAGACCAAATTCTTGCATTGCCTGTGCCATCATACCAGCAAAGTTACCTTCTTGCTGAATTATCTTTGCATCAATTCTTGCAGTGTCTGTCCATGTATCTGTGGATGGTGACAACTTAACAGTTGATTGCCAAAAACTTACTAAAAATGGTGTAACACTCTCTGTTCTAGTTGCAAATTGTTGACTTAACCATTCAGTCTCTGTATATGAAAGAGTAACAACATCCGATGTTTTTGTTATATTTGTTCCTTCAGCTGCAAGGAAAGCACGATCAGTTCCAGCAGTAACACCATCAACTGGGCCTGGCATTAGATCTATAGATGTGCAGTAATGTTGAGGTCTGAATTCATTACGAGCAGGATCTAAACTACATTTTACTTTTAATCCTTGAGTTTCCTGTGCTTTAAGACTTGTAAAATTATCTACAAAGAAACCAGATTTAAATTTATTTAATCCATCAGCGTCAGCAACAAACATATTTGATGTCTGTGTTTCAAGCAGAGACAAGGATGTATAATATTCAAGATTCTTGATTCTATCCTCAAGATCTTTGATGTCACTCATTCTATATCTCTTATACTTTAAGAAATCAATACTTGCTTGTCTAGGTGAGAATAAAAACGGAGGTAAAACAATACTTGCTAATTCTATCGCATCATCCACTCCAGTTGGTCTCTCTCGTTTTTCTGATGGATCACCGTATTGAATTTGGAACCTACCAGTTTTATCTAAGAAAATTCTATCAACTCTTCCAACAAAATGAGAAAAATCTACAGTGATTGTCTCATCTGAAGCTAATATATTTGCAGCAGAACTTCCAGATCCTGTAAATGTTCTTCCGAAAAATTCAAGTGGTGATCTTACATTTTCAGCAACTGTATAAGAAGAAACCTTTGGTCTTATATCAATTGTATCGGTGACATATTCGCCATTAATCATTGGAATTTCTTTACTATAATTCCAACTATTGTAAGAATTTCTTACCGTGATATCTCCTTCATCGGTTGAATCATAGTATCCGTTTTTAAAATATATCTTTAATTGTTTCTTTGGTGCTTTCGCATTCGATCTTCTGGTAATAAATCCATAATCATAGAAAGTGCTTCTTTGACCATTAGTAAATGTATAATTTGCTGATATATTTTTACTAGGATTATCTAAAGTTGTAATTAAACCTTGAACAGTTGATTCATCAAATTCTACAACTTCACCTTCTTCAAATGATGTTTCGTTTAAAGTAATATATGTAATTTGAGCATCTGTTAGGTTTTCAGCTATAATCGCTACAGCACCACTATTTTGACCTGTAATTCTCTCACCTATAACTAAATCACTTGTTTTTCCTGATGGGCCATTTAGAGACGTTAGAGTCATCTTAGGTGCACTCGCTGTTGATGTATCATTTGATTCAAAGATACCATGAATACCAATAATATCTGCCTCATTTAATACTATTTTGTCATCTTGAACTCGTGTTCCTATAGGGAAGTTTCCAGATGTTAAACCATCATTTAAAGTTGTTGCACCAATACCAGATGCATTATCTTTAGAGTAATTAACAACTGTTGCATTTACACGATTTAATCTTTTTACTTTTGCAGTTGGTTTAGATTTTGTAAGAGTTGCTATTAATGTGCACCCTGTTGTTGCTGCACCTAAACCCTCTATCTGTAATATTGTATTACCTGCAGTAAAGGTAAACATATCATCAGCTAATGCAACAGTGGTTCCATCAGCTCTCATGAAAACATATCTTTCTTCATCAAATGGTAGGAATGATTCATTAGTTCCTGCACTCAATGCAGAGGTAAGTTGACCTAATCCTGTATTTGGATTAAGTGCAACATCAACACTAAATGTTTTTCTAATTGTTAATGATGAATTTGTTAGATCAACATCTGAAATAAATGCTTTTGGCATTAATGCGTATAATTTACTTTCAGTAGATCTTTCTAATGGTGATGTTTCAAGTCTTAAACTAGAAACAGTTAAATTTGAAGAAATTGGAAGTAAACCACTACAAACACCAGTGACAGTAGTAATACCTGAAGTACTAGCAGTTAGTGCTGAAACCTCAACATCATTTGTATTAACTGCTGATATTCTTGCAAATGTTGGAACATTGTTACCCAATCCACCAAATGATAAAATATTTCCAACTTTTAATGTGCCAGGAAATAGTGAATTTTCACTAGTAACTGTGCATACCCCAGTAGCTACATCTATTTTTGTAAGTTGACCACTACCAAAATTAATAACTGGTCTTTGTATTACATCACCTGTAAAAGTTTTTGCTGCACCAACATCACCTAATTCTTCGCCACCATATAATGACTTAACATCTTGCATACCAAACGAGGTAATAGCAGTTGCAACACGATTATTAGATATTCCATTTATCTCAAATGGTTCATTTGCAATAAACTCTCCAGTTTTTTCATAAACAACTAAGGATGTGCTATTACTAACTGCAGATCTTAAAAATCCTGTAGCACCACTATACTTACCTTTAATTTGAGTTGGTATAGAGAATGTGACAGGTTCATTTAAAGTTACTTTAGAAAATAACTGAATATCATAGAGAGATATATCCCATTCATTTACTGCAGTATTGGCAAGAGTGTAAGAACCAGATTCTAGTGCAAAATCATAAACTCTAGCAACACCAATTTCTTCTCCATTCTTTTTAAATGGATTGTTATGAAGTCTTTGATCTCTTAAACTAACAATATAAGTATTTCCGATACCGATAGTTGGTGCACCATTAACTCTATTCATTCTTACTGAATTTCCAGTGTTATATGCAACACCTTGACTTTCCAATCTTTTTGAAGTTCTGGGTTTTGGTGCATCAATATATGTTGAACTTATTGTTTCGACTTCATATCCTTTTACGAATGCTTTACCAGGCGAAACTTGATAAACTGCAAGATCATCTGATGCTAGAGTTCCACCCTGTGTAAATTCTCCTTGATCATAAATTCCCCCATTCTTAATTCCATCATTCAATGAATCTTTCATAGAAACACTGAAACTCCTAACCATATAATCACCAGATTCTGCATATGTTCTACGAGCTAATTCATCTTTAATGAAACTGTAATTAGTATTTTTAACTTGTGATTTTAAAACTCCATTATCAATAACTGCAAGTTCAATAAAATTAGAATCATTAAAATCATCTAATGGTTTAGCAAACAAACTACATGATATTTTTAAACGATCTGCACCAGGTGCAGCGTAATTATTAAATCCTTTTGAGTTATCCGCTAGTGTTTCATCCTCATCAGCATTTATTATATCTTCTTCTATTCTTAAACCAATTCTAGCACTAGGATTATTCGTATATTGTGATAATATGATAGTCTCATCTTGAACTTGAACAAAATTACCTCTTACAAAATATACACCATTAGATATTGAGAAAGATGCAGCAGTAGATGTTGCATTATTTGCAATACATGAGGCGAATGATTCTCCTGTGGGTATAAAAGCATTATTTTCAGGCCCAGAAACAATATCACTATCCGCTATTAACAATTCTCCATCAGCAAATGTTTTAATACTACTATCTTCAACACCTGAAGACATGTATGAAATATAAAGTGTTAAGTTACCATTCTCACTATTCTCAGACATGAGAACCTGTTTAATTATTGCAGTTACACCAGTAGATGCTCCAATTATTTTTCTATCAATTAATTGTTCAACATAAAATTCTACAGGAACTCCCAAATGACTATTATTTAACTCCACAGCAAAATACTCTGCAGAATATGCAGTATTACCTGGTATTACTTTTGCACCTTCTTTGAAAAAATGTTGACCAAATTTTTCAATTTGATTTTGTAATATAGATTG